AAAAAAATTATGGCAGCTATGAAAGAAAACACAAAAAAGGTAATTACTTATCTGCAGGGTTTGAATGCAACTGACAATGTGACCGCCGCTGATGTGGCTGAAGCTCTCGGACTTGAGAAGCGTAGTGTTGATGGTATCTTCACTTCTGCGATCCAGCGCAAGAATCTGGGCATCCGTGAGGAAGCCGAAATTGAACTTGACGATGGAACCCATAAGAAGGTTAAGTTCCTCAAGCTCACCGATGCTGGTTATGCCGTTGATGTAAACGCTGAGCCGGAAGAGTAATTGAATAATTGAATAATTAGGGGGTTGATGAAATCGTCAACCCCCTTTATTAAACTGGGGTGACATTATGCCACTAACAACATGGGCAATCATTTTATGTGTTGCTATTTGTATAGGCATTGCAGGTTTTATGTTTCATTTATCTAAATAGATAGATAAACGTAAAATTGAACTTATTGAAATTAATCAACAAATTCAAGCCCAAAAAGATGAAATACGTATAAACTCTGAACGACTTGATTGCACTCAAACGGCGATTCATGAAAATGAAGCGCAAATTATTCAAGATCGTTTTACTATTGATTCTTTAGCAACACGTAAAAAAGAATTAAATGCTGATATTGCTACTCAAGTCGAAAATATTGAAAAATTAAAAACTTCTTATCAAATAACAGAAGAAGAGTTTAAGAAAAAATATATGGCTGAACGCAAAGAGTGGCTTGATGAACGGCAAGCGGAATATGTCACTATGCAAGAAGATTTTGTAGAACAATTCCGTGAAGAAAATAAAAAGAAGCTGGATGCCGCACAAGAACTTACTGATGAACTTAGTCAATTAAAATCTTCTGTGGCCGCAGCAACAGAGGTAGCAAAGCAACATGCTGAACAAGAAAACTTTTATCAATTCCACTCTGTTCAACTCGCAGACACAGCAAAAACCGACATCCAACGAATTGAGTCAATACTCAATGGAATATCTATCGAAGCCGGATCTGCTATTGCAAAAGTTATATGGAAAGTATACTACGAAAAACCAGTTTCCGACCTTTGTGGCCGTGTTGTAGGAAACGACAGACGGACCGGTATATATATGCTTACGAACAGACTCAATAATATGTGCTATGTTGGACAAGCAGTTGACATAGCTGATAGATGGAAGCAACATATTAAACGAGCATTAAATGCAGAACCTCGAACACAAAATAAACTATATCCCGCAATGTATAAAGAAGGCATTGAAAATTTTACATTTGAAATTATTGAAGAATGTGAACAATCTAAATTAAATGAACGAGAGGACTATTGGCAAGATTTCTATAAAGCCAAGGAGTATGGGTATAGTATAAAATGAAATTTGAAAATACAGAAGTATGGGGATTTGAGCATGCTATTCGCGGCATGAGGAATCCAAAAAATAGTTGGGCCTTAAGTGATAGTCATTGGGTATCAAAGTCGCATTCTTCGCCAGAAGGAGACTGGATTGAAGATTGGCGTGAATATGCTATTGGCCCGAAAGATGAAAAACTTATGCAGACTCTTATCAAGTCTGGTCCAGAACATCGAAAGTTTATGCGGCAAATCTTTGTGTCTGTTGATATTACTGCGCCATTATATTGGTGGAAAGAATTTGATACTTATAAAGTAGGCACTGTTGCAAATAGTACAAGTACAATGCATAAACTTACATCGGCTCCAATTACCATTGATTGTTTTGAAGTTGATGATTTAGAAAATGTAACTGTTTATGATGGAGAGCCATATACTCCTGATACCACTATTGAAGATATGTGGAACAATATTATTGATTATTGTGAAACTCTTCGTAAACGTTATTTAGAAACCAATGATAAAGTTTATTGGAAAGAACTTGTGCGTGTATTGCCAGAAGCCTGGCTACAAAAACGTACAGTAACTTTAAATTATGAAAATCTTCTTGCTATATGCTCTAAAAGCCAACGTCGTTTCCATAAATTAAACGAGTGGTCGGGTGTAGATAACAAGGATTTAACAAATTTTATCTCATGGGCACGGACATTGCCTTATGCTCAAGATTTGCTCTTTATAGATGAAATTGACACATAAGAAAAAAAATGATATAATAATTATAGAAAATGAGGAAAGGATCATACCGCATGACAAAGCAGCAAGAATTTCTTGAGTATTGGGATAAATTAACGGTTAATCAAGACATTCCGTTAAATGTAAAAATGTATGTAGACGCATTAAGAAACACAGATGCGATTGAGAAACCTCTATTCACTGAAAATGGTGGAAAAATTTTAAAGTATCTTCAGTCAGCTCCGACAGCAATGTATAAAGCACGTGATATTGCAGAGAATATGGGGATCACTTCAAAAGGTGTTTCTGGTGCGATGCGTAAACTGGTAACAGATGGCTATGTAGAAAAGGTTGGTAAAGACCCAGTAGTTTATATGATTACCGAAAAAGGAAAAAATGTAACAATTGAAGGAGAACAAGAGTAATGAAGAAAAAGTTTATTAATGAGACACACATTGAGGGTATTCTTTACGACCATAAGTTGGAAAAGAAGGTAACTGGTGCAAACTCCAAAGCACCTGGTACAGAATTCATTAATGGCGTTATTATGATCGCCACCGATGATAAATTGGAGAATGTGGTACAGATCCATTATACATATGAAACTGCAACGTTTGCCAAGTCTGGTAGCGCAAATAGCCGTTTCCCTGTCCTCAGCAAGATTATTGACGAAAATCCTACTGTGTTGAACGTAGGTGCCGATAAGGCTATGAAGCTGCGTTGTGATTCTGCGGTTGAGTTGAATGAATGGTTTCCGCAGGTAACTGACGAGAAGCCCACTTCTGTGATTCGCAACGAAGGTGGATTTATTCACGTTGTAACTTCTTTGAATGAAGATGAAAAGCAGCGTAATACTTTTAAGACCGATATGTTGATCACGAATGTGAAAGACGTTGAAGCCGATCCGGAGAAAAAGATTGACGCTCATGTGAAGGTTAAGGGCGCTGTTTTCCAGGATTTCCGTAAGCAGCTTATGCCGGTTGAATTTGTTGTACGCGGTGCTGGTGGTATGAAGTATTTCCAGGGTCTGGATGTTAGTCCAAAGAGTCCTGTGTTTACCACTGTTTGGGGACGTCAGTTAAGCAAGACCGTTGTCACCAAGACCGTAACTGAGTCTGCATTTGGTGAGGATGAAGTACGTGAACGTCAGAATACGACTCGTGAGTTCGTAATTACTGGTTGTTCTAAAGAGCCTTATGAGTTCGATGATGAAAGTACTCTTACCAAGGCTGAACTTAGTAAGATGATGGCTGATCGTGAACTTTATCTCGCTGACATCAAACAGCGTCGTATTGATTACGAAAACAGCAAGGGTGGAAGTTCTGCTGCTACTGTGACCGCAAGTGCGGATGATACTTATAATTTCTAATAGGAGGGCACGATAAATGGGTGTTTTGACTAGCCTCAAACCGCACGTTGTGAGTCGTGACCTTCGTGGATATAGTGTTCTTTTCTATGGAACTCCGAAGACCGGTAAGACAACTACTGCTGCGAAGTTCCCTGGTGCTGTAATCTTTGCTTTTGAAAAAGGTTACAGTGCCATCCCCGGAGTTATGGCTCAACCAATCAATAGTTGGAATGAATTCCGTAGACTGTTGGTTGAATTGAAAGAAGAAGAAACTAAGGCTGCTTTCCAGACCGTTGTAATTGATACTGCGGATATTGCTTATGATTATTGTGTAGATTATATCTGCAATGATAATGGCGTAGATAATATTGGAGATCTTCCTTTTGGTAAAGGTTACGGTCTTGTGGAGAAAGAGTTTGATACCTGTCTTCGTAAGATCATTCAGTTGGATTATGGTCTTATTTTAATTTCTCATAGCACTGAACGTACTGAAAAGAATGAACAGGGTGAAGAGTATAGCCGGTTAGAGCCTACTCTTGATAAGCGTGGACGTAAGATTTGTGAACGGACTTGTGATATTATTGGTTTTTCTCATGAAGTAACCAGTAAGGAAACGGGTATGCCTGAGACGAGATTATTCTTGCGTGGCACCCCTAGGTTTGTCGCGGGCTCACGTTTCAAGTATATTCCAGACAGCATTGTGTTCTCATATGACAATCTTGTAAATGCAATCGGTGAAGCGATTGACAAGGAAGCTGCAGAACATGATAACAAGTTTGTGACGAACGATCGTCAGAATGAATATAAAGAACATGAATTGGAAATGCCTAAATTCTCTGATATGAAAGCTGAAGCCGAAGTGTTGTTTGGAGAATTGATGGGTAAAGATCCAAGCAATAGATTGAAGATTTCTAAGATTATTACAGAATATCTTGGAGTCGGCAAGCAGTTTAAGGAGACAACCGAAGCTGACGCAGAGAAGGTTTGGCTGATTATTCAGGAACTGCGTGTTCTGAAC